ATCATATTTAGAACCTAAGGTTTTGGATGAAATTTCAAGTGTTATGTTTGCTGAATTGAATGAAGATCACGCTGGTGTGCGGCCTCGGGTCTTTTTGTCATATGAAGAAGCGGTTAGAGGTGTGGATGATGATTTCATTCGATCGATAAATAGGACAACTTCAGCAGGATTTCCGTATGCTCAAGAGAAGAGAAGAAAACCAGGGAAACAAGATTTTCTTGGTAGTGATGACGATTTTGATTGTGCTCCTCCATTTAAGACAACTGATGGAAAACGCTTATTTGATGATGTTCATGCTTTGTTAGATTCATATAAAAATTTAGAGTTAAAAGGAGTTTATTGTGTAGATACTTTAAAAGATGAATTGCGCTCAAAAGATACAACTCGTGTATTTTCTGCATGTCCTCAACATTATGTTATTGCTTTTCGTATGTATTACTTAGGGTTCTGTTCTTGGCTTATGCACAATCGTCATCACAATGGAATCGCTGTAGGTGTTAATCCTTTTGCAGAAGAATGGGATTTGCTAGCTTCTTTGTTGAAACAAAGAGGTAAGGGAGTTGTTGCTGGAGATTTTTCAAATTTTGATGGTTCTTTAAATTCACAAGTTCTTTGGGCTATCTTCCATAATATTTTTATTCCCTGGATTAAGGCTAGATTGTATGCTGCAGGATTAGAATTGTTAGAGGAAGATTATCGTATTTGCTTTGGTCTTTGGTCCCATCTTGTTCATTCAATTCATATTTTTGGGGATAATGTCTATCAGTGGACACACTCCCAACCATCTGGAAACCCAATTACTGCAATTTTGAATTCGATTTATAACATTTTCATTATTCGTTATGCTTGGTTCATTATTTTCTGTGGAACAGCATTGCAGAGTCAATTAAAGTTTAGTAAGCATGTTTTCATGATTGCTTATGGAGACGATAATGTTATTAATATATCTGATGAAATCATAGAAAAGTTTAATCAAGTTACGATAACAAAAGCTCTTGCTACAATAAATCATACGTATACTGACGAAGGGAAAACTGGTCAGTTAATTGCTTCACGGACTTTAGAAGAAATTCAATTTTTGAAGCGTGGTTTTGTTCATAATCAGGATTTGGCACGTGTTGTTGCTCCCTTAGATATTAGTACAATTTGGGAAATGTTGAATTGGGTTCGGGTTTCGAAATCACAATTGGATTTAAATTCAATTTTATTGGCAAATGTTGATGTTGCTTTTCGAGAATTAGTTTATCATGGTCGTG